TGTACGGCGGAAGGATGTACCGAAAACGGTACGCAAGAAGCATGACGCCACGATGGTCGTGCTGCTCTCGGACATCCACGCCGAAGAGCGTGTCGACCCTGACACGGTCAACGGGCTGAACGACTACAGCCTGGACGTGTGCGACCAGCGAATGAGCGAACTGATGGAACGCTTCGCCGTGCTGCTTGATCACGAGCGACGCCTGGCAAAGATCGACCGTGTCGTTGTCTGGCTCGGTGGCGACTTCATCTCTGGGCATATCCACGACGACACAGCAGAGCTTGCACAGCTGGCCCCGCTGACAGCAACCCGCTGGATAGGGGCTAGGCTGCGTGGATTCCTTGACGCCGTGTCCGAGAACGCAAGAGAAGTGATCGTCGCCACCAACAGCGGCAACCACGGGCGAAGCACCGAAAAGCTTCGCATCGGTACGGAGCTAGAGCACTCGTTCGAGCAGAATCTATACCTGACGATGGCAGCGGCAGAGAGCCGCAAGAATGTCCGTTGGCAGGTGGGCACCGGGTATCTGAACTACCTTGATCTTGACGGGTTCCTGATCCGCTTTCACCACGGCCACGCCATCAAGTACGGCGGCGGCATCGGCGGCATCACGATCCCAACCAACAAAGCTATTGCGGCGTGGGACGCCGTGAAGCGTGCGGACCTGACGTGCTTCGGGCACTGGCACCAGTTCCAGTGGTTGCGGGCGGGTCGCTACGTCGCCAACGGAAGCGTCATCGGTCACTCGGCATACGCCACAAGGATCAAGGCAGCGTATGAGCCACCGTGCCAGGCGTGCATCGTCATTGACCACGGGCGGCACGAGGTGACGAAAGCCATGCCGATCTACTGCGACCGTGACCTGCGGACGCAGAAGGCTTGACGCATGGAATACGAATTGACTGACGACTACATCGCCGACGCACGCCAGCGAGCGTATCGCTATCAAGGACAGTGGACGGGCACAGCAGGTGCTCTGGCTGCCGACGTCGCAAGATTGCTAATTGAAAGGAAAAAGATGCAAGGATTTATTACGGATCTCGAATCGTCCAACGCCGCACTGAGGGAAGCCGTAGAGACCCGCCTGGCCGGCGGATGCTGCGACGGTGGCAAGTGCCACGCCAAAGACGACGCATTGGATCGGTGGCGTGAGATCACGCAGGCGAGCGCAGAGAAGTACGCCGCCGAGCGAGAGGAGTCGGTGCCGGCGGATTGGATCTTGCAGGGGCAGCGAGAGATGGAAGCGGCACCGGATGACATCCGGTGGACGGGTGACAGCATCCTTGCCGAGGAACACGACGACATCCGCCCAGGCTCTCGGGAGTTCCTCGCCGTGCTGGAAGAACTGAAGCGGCTTCACTTAGCCAAGACATTAGATTACGGCGTGGACGAGGACGCACTGTCGAACATCCGCAACAGTGCCGACGTCGTGAATATGCCAGCGTGGGCGGGCTGCATCCTGCGGATCAGCGACAAGATGCACAGACTCAAAGCGTATTTCCGGCGTGGGAAATGCGAGTTCGACGGCGTGGAAGACACGCTGAAGGACATCGCCTGCTATGCGGCGATTGCTCTCGTCTTGCACCGAGAGCAGGAACGGGCAGAGCCGGTCTAGGATTCCGCCCAGCCGCCCTAGTCTGGCGGCATGGTCACTGACGCACCGCTTGCTGCCGCACACCCGTTCCTCGACATCGAGCACAAGGTGAGTGCGTTCCTGACCACCGCTAAAGTCGTGGCCCGTGACGGTCTGACGTGGGTTGAGTTCGGTTCTCTGCTGGTCGCCTTGCTGCGGCTGTGCGTCGAGACGCTGGACGCCACTGCGTCGATCTCCGGGCCTGAGAAGAAGGCTATCGCTCTCGCTGCGGTTGCGTCGCTCTTCGACATGATTGCCGTGTCGTGCCTGCCGCTGGTGGCGTGGCCGTTCTGGGCGATCCTGCGGCCTGCCCTGCGGGCGTTTGTGCTCGCCCTGGCATCTGGTGCCATTGAATCTCTTCTGCCGCTTGTGAGGGCTTCCGCGTGATTACAGCGTTGCTCGTGGCGTTCGCCGCTTATCTGCTCGCCGGTCAGCAGATCACCGAGAAGGTGAAGGCGTTCGTGGCTACGGCGAAGGTGCCGACCATCGACGGCAAGCACGTCGCCGTGTTGGCGTTGCTTGTGGCTGCGGCGATTGCCTTTATGCCGAGCCGCTCGAGTACACCCTCCCCCACCCCAGAGCCGGTGCCGCCGGATGCGTTCACGCTCAGAGGAAAATTCATCGGAGAGCGAGCCAGTTCGGACGCCGCAACCCTATCCGCCTTGTGCTCAGAACTCGCAGATTGCATCGAGTACGACGGCACGCACGACCAGCGACTGAAGACGGGCGTGGCGTTTGACGAACTGCGGATCGCCGCCCGTGAGGCTCGGTGCAAGGGCGACAGCATCGGTGCCCGTCAGCCTCACGTCAGAGAAGCCGTGCATCGGTTCCTCGATGACGCCGTGGGATCTTCTGGCGGGCCTGTGACGCCAGAGAGCCGGGCGGATTGGGTAGCGGCTCTGCGTGACCTGTCGAGGGCTGCTGCCGATGTCACGAAGTAGCCGCTGGTCAATCGGTGCTGTCACGTTTGTGATCGTGATGGCGATTCTCGGGGCGCTCGTTGAGCGTGCCACGCACCGTGTCGTTGCGCGGATTGATGGGCAGTTTGGGTATACGCCAGACCCCGAAGGCACAAGGCAGTTTCTGGCGACTCTCGGTGACGAGAAGTTCTTCAGCCAGGCGGGTGCCGAGGCGATGAAGGAAGCCAAAGGCGTCGATGTATTTCTGTATCGGCAACTGGATGCGGCACATCGGGCACGCTACGGAAAACCGTTCGTCGTTGGCAGGCAACAAATCGGCGACTGCGTGGCATGGGGAGCAGCTCATGCGGTAGCGATTTCTGAGGCTGTCTCATTTTCGCTCGGCAAACTGCCAGAGCCACCGCTGATGCCTGCGACTGAAGCGTTGTACGGCGGTGCCCGTGTCGAAGCGCGTGGCAAGCCGGGCGACGGTGCCCAGCCTTACGGCGGGTTTTCGGACGGTGCCACGGGCTTCGGTGCCGCAAAATTTCTGCGTGAGTTTGGCGTGGTCTATCGGCAGAAGTATCCGTCTGCGGATCTCACGGAGTATTCAGGCGAGCGTGCGAAGCAGTACGGGGCGTATGGCTGCGGCGGGCAAGGTGACAACGGCAGAATGGATGCCGAGGCGAAGAAGCACCCGCTGCGGCATGTGGTCGCCGTTCGCTCGTGGGCTGAATTGGCGGCAGCTTTGGAGTCAGGCTACCCAGTGACGCTGGCGTCTTCTCAGGGCTTCACTTCGACGCGCGACAAGAACGGCATCTGCGAAGCGTCTGGGACGTGGATGCACCAACTTTGTGCCATAGGAATTCGCCACAAGAAGAACGGCGCACCTGACGACCTGTGCCTCATTTTGAATAGCTGGGGGCCTAACTACGTGGGTCCGAAGGAGAACAAGTTCCCAAGCGATCAGCCCGACGGGTCGTTCTGGGCACGCCGCAGCGTCGTGGAGCGGATGCTCGAAGACGCATGGGCTATCGGCGACACGGACGGATTCAAGTATCGAGATCTTGACCACGGCGGTTGGCTCGCACCGGCACCGCCAGAGAAGCAGGCTCGCAAGCCGTCGCCGGCACGTCTGATCGCAGACACGTTTCATATCGCTTTCTAGGAGCAACGCATGGGACTTCTTCTGTGGCTCGCATTTGGTGCCGTCGCAGGCGGCATCGCCAAGTGGCTTTACCCTGGCAAGTGCCCTGAAGGCTGGGTGCCGACCATCGGTCTCGGCGTTATCGGCTCGCTCGCCGGTGGTCTGCCGTTTGGCGACGCGCCCGCAGGGCTGATCGGCTCGGTGATAGGTGCCGTCGTGGTGATGTTCGTTTACTCGTTGTGGAGCGACGACCGATGACCAAGAGAGAAATTCAGACAGCCGTCGTCGTCGCCCTGGTCGCCGTGATGCTGACGTGGTGGGCGGCGACATCGGACTACTCGCCCGTGAAGCCTGAGCCGAGCCGCCCTGTGCTGCGGATCATCCAGCGGCTCGCACGGCTGGGGCTATGGGCGATGATGTTTGCGGAGCAGCCGCCAGCCGAGCAGCGTTACGTCGTCCACGCACGAGTCGACGAGAACGGGCATCGTGTTCTCAACCACGGACAAGGCTGGTGAACCATGTGGCAATGGCTACTCTCGATCCTCGCCAGCCTGTCGGCTGATCCCGCCCAGATCGACCAGGAGGCTCCTAGAGCCTCGGCGGCGGTCAGCGTCGCCTATGCCGCCACGGCACCGGACAAGGCTCCAGAGCCGAAGCCAGAGCCTAAACCGGGCTGCTGCACCGATTGCGGCGGGCGTGGCTACATCGTCCATGGAGACGGGCACCGGACGCCGTGCCCGTGCCCTGCGTCGTGCAAGTGCAAAGCCCCGACCGGCGCGTTGTCCACGCCTGTTTCACCTGCTCGGCCTGCGGGCGGGAGGTGACGGTGGACGACGCGCCGGCTGG